ATGACAAATAAAAACAAAATCAAACCATTATTAAATAATATATCCGCTCGCCTTTGGGATGGTCGTGCAGCTATATTGATAGGAGCTGGGTTCAGTCGGAATGCAAAGCCATTAACAAGCAAGGCAAGAAAGTTTCCAATGTGGAACGACTTAGGTGACATTTTTTATGAAAGTGTTTACTGCAAAAAAAACGACAATAGATATTCAAATGTATTGAAGCTAGGAGATGAAGTTCAGGCTGCATTTGGTAGAGCGACACTTGATAAATTAATCATGGATCATGTTCCAGATAAAGAATATGAACCATCCAAATTACATGTTTCCCTTCTTTCCTTGCCGTGGATTGATGTTTTTACGACTAATTATGATACATTACTTGAGCGAGCAAGTGTTAATGTCGACTCCAGAAAATATGACATTGTCCTTAATAAAAATGATTTAATGAATGCTGAAAGACCAAGAATTATAAAACTGCATGGTAGCTTCCCATCAGAAAGGCCCTTCATAGTTACGGAGGAAGATTACAGAAAGTATCCTTTAGAAAATTCTCCTTTTGTGAATACCGTTCAACAATCATTGATTGAGAATACTCTATGTCTGATAGGATTTTCGGGTGACGATCCTAACTTCTTAAATTGGATTGGTTGGATAAGAGATAATCTTGGCACAGAAAATTCACCCAAAATATACTTGATCGGTCTTTTTTCATTTAATGAAGCACAACGTAAGCTTTTAGAAAAAAGAAATATTTCCATTGTTGATTTAAGTTTTCTAGGTGATTTTGGCAAGGATCATTATCTAGCACACCAACGCTTTATCCAATTCTTATACGAATCAAAAAATCGAGACAACCTAATAGAGTGGCCAATAGAAACCAATTATGACAGAATTGTTTTTAATGATGGCATTGAATTAAAAACTGAGAAAATTAAAAAGTGTATCTTAGAATGGGCTCAGTCAAGACAATCATACCCGAACTGGCTTATTTTGCCGGAATCAAACAGAAGTAATTTATGGCAAAACACTATAGATTGGTTATCTGTTGCTAATTATGATGTCGCTTGGGATGGTTCTGATGATCTTGATTTTGGATATGAAATTACATGGCGACTAAATAAAGCTTTGCTACCAATTTTCAATGATACATCAGAATTCTTATTTAAGTTGATTGAAAAATATGAGATCAATTACGTTTCGGGGATAAATAATAAAATCATTGACTTTGATGAAAAATACTCTCATATAACCCTCAGTTTAATGAGATTCTGTCGACAAGAAAACCTTATTGATAAATGGAAGAATCTAAACGATTTATTAATTCAAAATCTTGATCGATTAACACCAGAGGTAAAATCTGATTATTATTATGAAAATATATTATTTTCATACTTCAATTTAAACTTCGATGAAGCCAGAAACAAACTCTCCAACTGGGAAACGAATAAACTCCTCCCCCATCATGAAATAAAAAGAGCAGGATTACTTGCCGAATTTGGAATGCTTGATGAAGCAATCAATCTTCTTGAAGAAACTTTATCTACGATTCGAAGAAACAGTTTGCTTTCATCTAGAAACATTGACTATTCCAGTGAATCTCAAGAAGCATATGGAATCTATATTTTGCGAATGTTTAAACGGAGTTTGCGTTTAGATAGCAAAGATGACGATTATTCATCTGAGTATAACTCGCGGTTGGCTACATTATCACAATATCGCAGCGATCCTGAAAACGAAATAAAATACCTAGAAATTAAACTAGAGTCACTACCAGGTACCTTCAAGAATACCAATGACACGGATTTCGATCTTAACAAAAGAACGGTGACCACTTATTTAGGAGGAAGCCCAACAGAAGTGAGGTCATTAGATGCTTTTAGTTTCTTTCTACTGGCAGAGGAACTTGGCCTCCCTTTCCACATACCAGGAATGAACATTTTTAGTGGAATAGTTGAGAATGCAGCTCGACATATTTATCAATACTCTCCAGAGTGGGCTATTTTTTCAATATTTAGAACATTTAACAAGGATAAGGCCAAGAGTCTATTCAATCGAAATAGAATTTCGTCTCTTGAGCGAAAAAAGGTTGAAGATTTATTTGATGGATACTACAAAAAATATGAGCAAATTATCACAAAAAAAATAGAAGATAGATTAAACGATAAACTTGAGATAGAAATTTCTACGCTATCAATCATTCCTGAAATTCTTTCCCGGCTAGTTACAAAAGTATCATTTAATAAAAAGAAAGACATTATTCACCTTTTGCTTAAACTGTTTAACTCAGATAATTTTCATCAATACATGGAGACTAAAGATCTATTAAAGCGCACTATTTCCAATTTGAGCGACTTACAAAAGATCTCACTAATAGATATTTTCATTGATTTCCCCTCCGCGCCTCCCAATACCCAATTACATATGGGTCAAAGATACAACTTCCTTACTCCATTTGAATGTCTATTAGGGGTTACAATAACCCCCCCAAAAGAAAACTCTAAAAAAATCGCATCTGCAAAATTAAAAAAAGATATAAACGATTTAAAAAGTGATAATTTAGACTTGAGGAAAGCTGTATCACAAAAGCTCATAACATTATATAACCTAGAAATGCTTAACAAATCTGACACGACTAAACTTATAAAAAACCTTTGGTCAAAGCGTGATAACTTTGGATTCCCAATAGGCAGTGGTTACTATAAATTTTTCTTTATAAACAACCTTAACCCAGATAATGAAAATATAGCCGACAAATTCATTTCTATAATTAAAACATACAAATTTCCTGTGCAAGAAGGAAAAAGAGTTAGTATTACAGGTGGGTTAGATGAGTATTGTACTGAACTCAATGGAGCGCTACACCATATAAGTCTTCCAGAGAAAACCCTATCTGAAATAATTTCAAAAATACATGACTGGTATGTCAAGGATCGGGCCTGGCTTGAAAAAAGAGATGATTTAGCCAAGGAGTTCACTCTTAGATTCAGAAATATCACAAATATCATAACGACAATTTTAGAACACCATAAGGACAAATTACATGCTGAATCTATAAATGAAATATCAAGCCTACTAGATAAAATGAAAGAAGACAAGATACCTGTAAACTCAGCAGTAACAATGCTTTGTCTGAAAAATAAAAGCACTTACCTCGAGAGAATAAAAGATATAGAGAATGGACTATATAGCTTTAATAAAGATGATGTTATTGAAGCTATCAACTCAAATTATGTCTTTATTAGAAACAATGAATTTCCACTAACCATCATTCAAGCTATCAGCGATAAAATCGCATGGGATAGAAACCCTCGCCTTCCTGATTGCTACAATTTAATTGCATATATAATTAACTCGTGTGAATTTACTCTTCCAGATTATTTAATAGAGAAAATCCTTCGAGGGCTGGCATATCAAATAAACATTGATGATAGAGATTTTGTTGATAACAATGAATATTTGAATCACCTTGAGAAAAAACTTAGTGCAACAAAGCTGGCTGCTTCTATGTTTAGAAAAAATGAAACACTAGGTATTGACCAACCTTCTATCATTCAAGAGTGGAAAAACATGTGCAACTCTAGAAATGAGTTCGATGAAATTAGGAATGAATGGAACAACAATATATAAATAAAGGAAGAACACCCAATTTATATTGGGTGTTCTGTTCACGAAACCCTTTTACCATAATCGAATGGCAATATAAATTGAGATTGAAATTTATTCTCATCTAATTAATCAGCCCACCATTGAACCATTCAGTGTCTTTCATACAAATGCTCAGAGGTATGTATGTAAGCCGCACGTAAATTATTACGCTCTGTATGGCTCAGCTGACGTACAATCGCATCATCGCTCCATAATCCCGACTCACCTAAAGCCCCTCGCGCCATAGTTCTAAATCCATGCCCGCAGACTTCAGTTTTCGTGTCATATCCCATCGCCCGCAAAGCACTATTCACCGTGTTTTCACTCATAACCTTCGTTGCATCGTGATCCCCCGGAAAAAATAACTCTTTATCACCACTAATATGCTTAAGTTGCTCTAACAAAAGTATCGCCTGCCGACTGAGAGGAACAATATGCTCCTCTTTCATCTTCATGCCTCGAAACGAGTAGCGCACACCTTTAATTTCTTCACGTTTCGCAGGAACGCGCCAAAGGGATTTATCGAAGTCGAACTCATCCCAACGCGCGAAACGTAACTCACTGGAACGCACAAAAGTTAGTAAGGAAAGCTCGACCGCGATCCGTGTCATTACACGACCACGATATGCAGCAAGACGAGCGAGAAACTCAGGGAAGCGGCTAGAGGGTAAAGCGGGATAATGCCATGCTTTAGTTGTCGATAACGCTCCAGTCATGTCACTGGCTGGATTAGCATCGAGGTAATCGTTCTGTACTGCATAACGCATAATGGCCGGACACGCTGCTGAAGACGCTGAGCAACGTCATGCGTCCCGCTGGCATCAACTTTTTAGTTGGGGCTAACAGGTGGCTGGTTTTAAGCTGGCGAATGTCGGACGAATCGATATGAGGGAAAAAAATAAAGCTCAAGATAACGTAGAACGCATAAGCGGTGGCCTTCACTCCCGCGCTTTACCGCCACCAAACTCCAGACACAAAAAAAGCCGCCTCTGTGGGCAGCTTCTTTTTCACGCAACGCTTTTGGTGCGAAGGCCGGACTCAAATCATCATGTAAGACCATAAAAAACAAGGAAAAAATAAAAACAGCACTTTGAAGTGCCCCCTTTTGTGCCCCCACCATTTATTGTGATGATTTTTAGCTCAACCAATTGGTTTATCTGGAAAAAGATTAAGAATCTTATCTTCGGTTTGGATCCGTTGTACGGATCCAAACCAGAACAGAAAAAAACTTTTTTTTGGAAAAACTGTTCACACTGTTCACTAACGTATTTTTTCCTTAATTTTCATTGTGATATACGGTGAATGGTTGGTGAACAGTGAATACTTGACTGTTCACTGCTCCATCGCCCCACCACTGTCAAAACGATGAAAATAACCCAAGTTGAATCATACAACTTAGCTCTTTGCAGGTTACCAATTTTTCCGGTGACTAGTGTTTTCTGCATGATGAAGTACCTTAGCAAAATCACTCATATTCTTTCAAAAAATGCTACTCATAGTCTGTCGACCCATAGTCATCACGATCTTATAAAGACCTTTTATTCACAAGGGGATGACACGTGTCTAACACTGACATCGATTTTAAGAACATTAAAGAGATACTTGCTGAAAACGTAAGAGTTTATAGAAATATAAATGGATTATCCCAGGAACAATTAGCAGAAATCTCAGGACTTCATAGAACCTATATAGGTTCAGTTGAAAGAAAAGAAAGGAACGTCACATTAAATACTCTTATATGTTTAGCTAAAGCATTAAATACATCCGTGCCAAATCTTTTAACAAAACAGGAATTAAAACATGAACAGGGATGAAAAATTATATTTACTCTGGAGCAAACTTAATGATCGTCAAAAGGATAACTTTCTAAAATGGATGAAATCCTTTGATGTAGAAAAAATTTATCAGAAAACAAGCGGTGATATTTTCACTGAGGACTTTTTTGATATATTTGGCGATAGATTAATTACTCATCATTTCAGCAGCACTCAACCATTGACAAAAACTCTATTTGAACATGCCTTCAATGATTCCTTAAACGAATCGGGAGTTTTTTCATGCCTTGCTGAAAGTAGAACAAACCCTGGGCATGACATAACAATTGATGGCGTAAAAGTTGGATTAAAAACAGAAGCTGCAAGAAACATCAGTAATTCACAGATTCATGTAAGCAAATGGATGGAATTAGGTAAAGGCGATTGGATTTTAGAATCTCTATTACAAAAGTTTTTAGAACACTTAAACAATTACGAAAGAATTTTCACACTTAGATATTTTAAAAAATCTAATTCTAATTTTAGTTACCAGCTAGTTGAAATACCTAAAGAACTTTTGCTGGAGGCACGAAATGCGGAATTAGTTATAATGATGACAAGTAAGCAAAATCCGAAGCCAGGTTATGGTTACATCTTTGATGAAAAAGGAAATAGGAAGTTTTCTCTATACTTTGATGGTGGCAGCGAGAGAAAACTTCAAATAAAACATCTAAATATAGAAAATTGCATTATTCATGGCACTTGGGATTTCATACTACCGCCCCCTTAAGATTCTCTCCTTGGCGAGAGAAGCATATTCCTCATTGAGCTCGATACCAACGCATTCTCTCTCGAGCTCATTGCAAACAACTCCTGTAGTTCCAGATCCAAAAAATGGGTCAAGAACTTTGCCGCCAGGGCGTGAACCCGCTAAAACACATAAACGTGCCATTGCGCGCGGATAAACAGCAAAATGACTCCCCGGATAAGGCTCAGTATTAATATTCCAAACTGTGCGCCTATTTTTCTTATCCATTTTAGGATCGGATGCAGGCTCTTTTATTGCCTCCCAATCATAGTAGTACTTTTTCCCTTTAGATAAGAGAAAAATGTATTCATGAGATCGTGTAGGCCTGTCTCTAACACTTTCCGGTTGGCAATTTGGCTTATTCCATATTATATCAGTCCGAAGATACCAACCGTCCTCCTGAAGTGCGAATGCTAAACGCCATGGAACACCAATTAGATCTTTTGGTTTTAAACCTTCTGGAGTAGGCGGCCGATAACTCATGGCACGGCCTTTGTTTTTATCATCTTTATCGCGCCAAGTCCTTCCTCCTGACGTGTAGCTATCGCCTATATTAAGCCATAGCGTACCATCATCTTTAAGAGTTCGTCTTATATCTCTAAATAGCTCAACTAAATCTTTGATATAATCATTTATATTAGTTTCAGCTCCTATTTGACCACCATTCCCGTAATCTCTCAGCCCCCAGTAAGGAGGTGATGTCACAACACAGTCAAATAATTTTGATTCTAGCCCTTTTACTATCTCTCTGGCATCACCCACAATTACCTTGCAACCTTGCAAATTGCTTACTGAATCTTCTTGTTCATTATCAAACAAGTCTAAATTGTTGCTGGAATTTTTCATAGAACCCAAAAAAAACAGTGAAACATGATACTTATAGTATTCAGATAGGAGTCTAAAAACAATGTTTTTAGACTCTCCTTCATTATCTTCGCGGATTATTTCGCCGCGATTTCATCACATTTCGGCAGCCAGTCGGCGTTGCTTTCCTCTCTTAGCGTGAGATTTGTCTGTATGCCCTGATTTTTTCGGCGCTTCTCATAACTTAGCCCGTACTCTTTCAGCATGGCTGGCAACCCCTTACCGAACATGGTGAGGCTCAGGGTATTCCTGTAGCCGTGGGCTTCCATGTACGCCAGATAGGCATGATACAGATACAGGCGCGGCTGACGCGGAATGATGTTGGCATTGCCAATATACATACCCTCAGGCTCCGGCAGTGCTTCCAGATAGCCGCAAAAATCAAACGTCGGATCAGCGTCGCGTTTAATACTGAGCGCCTCGTCGGAGTTCTGCTGTGACTGGAGCAGAGCACGGGCAGTCATCGGGTCGCTGAACTTCTGCATAAGCTGGCGCACAATTACGGCCAGCTCGCGGGCGATTTTATTTTTTAGTTGCGGGTCGCGTTCTTCGGGGGCAATCTGTTCCGGGAAATGTAGAATAACCCGGCGACGGGAAACACCGCCGCTGCGGTCGGTAAAGCGCATCGGGTTATTGTTCACGGCCAGGATCACCGCCGGAATATGGGTGGAGTATGCATCCTTGTATTTCGGGTCTACCGAGACCGCATCCCCGCCGGTGATGGCCTTTAGTCCTGCCCCGTCACCGCTCCACTTTTCCTGGTCAGGCAGGCGAATCAGCGAGAAGCCAATCAGAGCCGCACGTTCGCGGGGTGATTCCAGCGTTTCGATGGTGGCCGACGTGGCGTTATCTTCCCCGGCAAGCATCGTCGCAATTTCGGCCAGAATACTTTTTCCGCTCCCGCCGGGACCGGTGACTTCGAGAAAGAGCTGCCAGTCGTAACGGTTAGCCAGCACCATAAACAGGGCGGCAAGTATCACGTCGCGCTTTTCCGGTCTGCCACCGGCGGCACGGTCGAGCCAGCGCCAGAAATCCGGGGCGTGGGTTTCGAGTGTTTCACCTTCCACCGGGGGGGTAAAATCGACATCACAGAGCGTGCGCAGCCAGTGTGATTTATGGTGCGGGTTGAATTTGCCGGTGGCGGTATCGAGTACGCCGTTGCGAAAGCCAATCAGACGCCGTGCCGGGGCATCCTGCTGCGGAATAATCAGTTTCAGGGTCTCCACCACCGAGGCAATTTTCCCCGACGAGAACGGGGCGCGCAGACGCTGGAACAACCCGGCCACGTCGCGCGCAAAGTCAGACGGCGGAATGATTTTCCATATCCCGGCCTCATAGCGGGAGAGGAGCTGGCCGTTCGCATCCACGGCCAGCGCTTCGCCGTAATGCTCATGTACTCGCATTGCCTTTTCACTGGTGCTCATGGCGGTAAATTCCGCTTCGCTCATGGTAGTGAAAGGACTGTCAGCCGGTGGCCGGATGGCGTCATAAATCGCTTTCCGCGTTGCCTCTTCGCCGTGTTGAATAAACGCATCATTCCAGTCACCGAACACCGGCGGCAGGGCGACAACGCCCTCACAGGCGTCTGCGGCCGCAGCGGCTTTACTCTGACCATCGCCGCTCAGGTCACGGTCGGCGGCGAGGACAATCTGACAGGCCGGGTATTTCTGACGGACAAGGCTCGCCAGAGAAAGGAGGTTCACGGACGACAGCGCCACCATAACGGTTTCGGCGGTCAGGTGATGCACGGTGAGCGCGGTCGCATAGCCCTCCGCAATCCACAGGCGTTTTCCCGCCTGTTTTTTCCCTTCGATGGTGTGGCACGCTCCTTTTACCGCCCCGCCTTTCAGGGTGCGTTTGAGACCGTCAGAATTAATAAGCTGAACGTTAACCAGCGCCCCGGCATCGTCATACAGCGGGACAACCATATCACCGGCGCGAAACGTCACGCCGCCGGTTTTGTGTGTGGCCGTCAGCATGACACACTCATGACCGGGGAATCCCTTGCGGGTGAGGTAGGCGTTGCCGCTGGCCGGTCGGGTTTTCTCCATGAGCCTGACGGCCAGCGCGGCCGCCGCCTGGCGGTCAGCCTCCGTTTCTGCTTCTGCGGCCGCAATCACTTCCGGGGCAACCGGCGGCAGGTTGCCGGTCACGGCGTTCACCTTTCCGGCGGCCTCTGACGGAGTCACGCCAAACACTTTCTCTACCAGCTTAAGCCCGTCACCCGCGCCGCACTGGTTACAGAACCACGTCCCGCGCCCCTCTTTGTCATCGAAGCGAAAGCGGTCTGAACCGCCGCACACCGGGCAGGCCTGATGCCGGTTTTTAATCACCTTCACCCCCAGCGCCGGGAGAATGCGCGGCCAGTGGCCGCACGCCTGTTTTACGGTTTCCGTTACGTTCATTTTCATTGTTATTTTCTCCCTCAGTGCAGTACCGGTGCGGTGATATGACGGGCGCAGAGTTCATCCATTACGGCCAGCCCGAGAAAGGACAGCGACGGCGCGGCCTTGAGTGGTCCGGCTTCCATTAAATCTTCCAGCAGTGCACAGGCAATCTGACGGCCTTTTTCCTCGCCGTGCTGGCGCAGGTAGAAGCCCTCCAGCTCGGCGGCAATGGCGCTTTCCAGCGCGTCGAGGGTGAGGTGCGGGTAGCGGTGCTGGCGTTCGCACAGGGTCAGCCATGCACAGGCCACGGCGCGGCGATACAGTGCGGCACGTAATACGGGTGGTAATGGCTGTTTCATACGTTGCCCTCCCCGGTCAGCCAGCGCTGATTACAGCGTTCGACCACGCCGTCGAGCTGGGCGGTCATAAGGTAAATCACGGAGGTGAGCTGGAACTGCTGCGCCGGGTCACGACGAACGGTTGTGCAGTCCTGTACCTGCATCAGATCGCCGACGAGCTGGCCGACATTGCGCATATGCTCCAGACATTCGAGGTCACGGGCAGTAATGGTGGTGTGTCTCATGCGCGCACCTCCGCAACAGGCAGACGGCCAGCAAACGAGAGGACGTAATCGCGAACGAGGGAAAGGCGTGCGGCGTGCTCGTCACCGGCAACGATGCGGAGCATGCAAATACGGGGTTTACGGTCTGCGCGACGAACGGCGGCAAACACAAAGACAAACTGCGGGTGTGACGGGGTGAGGATAGTAGCCATGATGGCAGCCTCCATTGAGTAGCGGTTACTGCTACCACCGGAAACGCCAATTTCACTGGTGGCAGCCCGAACGGGGTTGGCGTAACCGGCCTCAATGGGTACCGGCCAGCCCGAAGGCTGCCCCGCCCGGACTACCATTATCTTGCTGGAACTATGGTGTATATAGAGACACCACAGCCCGGAAAATGGGTGTGCCTGAGCTACGACGTAAAAAAAGACGCGTGGCGCGTCTGGTGTCGCCATTGAGTTTCGCGGAACGCCAATTCCGGCTGCCGATTTTGCGGCAGCGGGAAAACTATATCTGGAAACGGCGAAAAGAAGCAAGCCAGAAAAAGGGGCTGTTTGCTGAACGGTCATCATCATGCGTCATAGCCCCGGTTACGGTCGGCAATGCGTTCGACCATCCATGCGGTGATTTCCGACTGTGCCCAGGCCACGTTTTTACCGCCAAGCGAGATTTGTTTCGGGAATGCCTCCCGGCTGATGAGGTCGTAAATCGTCGACCGTGACAGACCGCACAGATGCATCACTTCAGGCAGGCGGATAAAGCGCTCCTGAACGGCATCAGAAAACGGCATCAGCGGCGCGGCAGGGGCAGAAAACGGGGAAGAAAAAGCAGTGTGCATCGGGCTACCTCACAAAGTCCATACAGTGCCGGTCGTGTCCGTCCGGCTTCGGGTAGCTCTCTATTTTGTGAATATTTTCCCTCAGGGCAACAAGTCATTTTGTAGTGCTCAACCACACAACAGAGCGATTTTTATACAGTGGCAAACGTTGGCCATCTTTTGGTAATTATTGGCAAACTGATGGCCCATTCCTGATTACTTTTATTTATATATTTTCATTTTTTAATCGAAATAAAGTCTAAGTAAGCAGGCCGGTCAAAATCCAAAAGGTGAACAGTAGTGAACAGTCGGTGAACAGTTACACCCTCAACTGTTCACCCTTTATCTGACTGTATTACTTATATTTTTATTTAAGGTGAACAGTAGTGAACAGTTATATGTAAAAAAACAAACGATGAGTAAGGTTTTGCTGAGACCTTTATCTGGCAAGCCGGGTTTAAAGTGCTGTTTGTGCCAGAACTGCCACAACTGCAATGAATCGAGATGTTGTGTCATGAAGGGCAGAATCATTTCAGGTTGAATAAACGGAGAGCCTGAACATGAAACCCGTAACACTCATTACCGCCCTGCAAGACGTTGCCGCCAAGCAGTCCGCAGAGAACAGCCAGCGCATCACCGACAAGCTGAGCGCATTCACTGCGGCAAGAGACACCCACGCGGCCAGCATGCAGGTTCTGAAAGAGATTGATACGTCCATTGAACGCTGTAAGCAGGAGCGGCAGACCGCCCTCGATGAGAGCACTGAGGCGGAGCAGGACTGGCGCAGCCGCTTTCGCACCCTGCGCGGCAGTCTCACCCCTGAAATGAAGGCTGAGCACAGCAGGCGTATCGCCAGCCGCGAGCTGGCCGACGAGTTCACCGGTCTGATTGCGGAGCTGGAGACCGACCGGACACGCGCCATGCTGAATGCCTGCTCCACCGGCAATAAATACCTTTCAGCGCATGAAGATGCCTTTACCGCTTACGCCGGTGCGGAATGGGCTCAGGCTGTCAATGCGGTTCCTGTCACCCTCATCCGCGCTTTCCTGCTGCGCATTCGTGCCCTCGAAATGAAGGGAGAAAGCGCCCCGCAGTCCGTGGCCACTGGGGAGCTGCGCGATGCGCTGAGCCGTCAGGGCAGCCTGTATCACTTCGATATGACGCAGGAGCCGGTGTTGTCCGTGACGGGCATGCACCGGCCGCAGATTACTGACGTTGATACGGAGCTGTTACGCAGCCCTGCGAAGAGAATGATGCTTGCCAGAAAGCTGGCTGAAAATGGCGAGACAGAAGCGGAGGGGTAAGCATGTTTCACTGCCCGTTCTGCAAAACCAGCGCGCATTCCCGCACCAGTCGCTATCTGTCCGATAACGTCAAACAGCGCTATCACCAGTGCATGAACATCGAGTGCTCGGCCACGTTCCGCACGCTTGAATCCATCGACGGGGTTATTCGTTCACCTGTGACAGAGCCGGTTATCCCGCTACCCGCACCGGCGGCCACCGTTAACCGTGCCGGTGCGTAAGCACGGCCAGTCATCAGGAGAAACATACGTGACCACACTGACGCTACAGAAAGCCTTTGAGGCCTGTCAGGCAAATAAATCCGCCTGGCTGCAACGCAGGGAAGAACTGACGCAGGCCGAACAGGCATACCGCGAACAGCTTGCAGGCAGCGGGCACAGCGGCCGGAGCCTGCAAACGCTGCGTGAGATTATCGACGTGAAAAAATGGGAAATCAATCAGGCTGCCGGTCGCTATATCCGTTCGCATGAGGAGGTGCAGCGCATCAGCATCCGCGACCGATTAAATGATTTTATGCAGGCACACGGCGCGGAGCTGGCCGCCGCACTAGCCCCTGAACTGATGAATTATTCCGGGCAACACCCCGCCGTTCAGCGCTGCGCCATGCAGCACTCACTCGATTATCTGCGCGAGGCGCTACAGCTCTGGCTGTCCGCCGGTGAAAAAATCAATTATTCGGCGCAGGATAATGACATTTTAACGGCCATCGAATTCAGGCCTGACGCGGCTTCGCGCGATGATAATCGTGAAAAATTCACGCCTGCACAGAACCTGAATTACCCCCGCCGCCGTGCAGAGCTGGCCGCGCAGTAGTCCTATCAAAAATTCCCGAAAATCCCGCCTTTATCCCCTAAAAAAGCCATGCATGCATAAGGTGCATGGTTTTGCATGCGTTTTACCGACACTGGATCCCCCGCCAGTGCCAGCGCTGGCGCGCCCTGAGGCCGGTCATGCACCTGCATTAAAAGCGCCCCCTTAAGCGGGCAGGCGGGGCGGGGAGAGCATTGCGCGCTGATATTGAATTCATTTATCCTTTATACAAAGTGCCATCGACTTGAAAAAGATTGATCGTTATTAAGAACGTAGGCTTCACTCGTCTTCGTGAGCCTCAGATTTCTTAGGGGGTTACACTAGATGACAAATCATCTAAACTTCCTGGAGCACTCTTTGGGATGAAAACACTTTGAAAGTAACCTAAAGTCGCGATAGCGTGCATCACTTAAGTACACCAATATAGCCATATCTATACTAACAATTTAATATATATGAATACGATGAAAAACATTAATTGGATCAAAAAAAATTACATATTCACCATACCATTCATAGCCATTACATTCATTTACTTTGGATTTATGGCATTCATAATCCACAAAGTAAGCGAGACCGACTCTCTTAGCTCGTTAGGTTCTTTTGGCGATAGTTTTGGAATTCTGAATGCTCTGTTTTCAGGGTTGGGATTTTCAGGCCTATTAATTACGCTATTTTATCAGCAACGCCAAATAAACAGTCAAGAAAATGACTCAAAAAAACAAGATAAGATATCATCTCTGCTACAGTACGAAGAAACATTGCACAAATTAATATCTCTTTTCCAAAACACTATGAAAGAGGTAAAGATAAACTATGAAGGCAACGAGCTATTTGGACGGGATGCGCTTCAAAAGTCATTAGCTATATTCACAGGTAAAATAAAAGAGTCTGGAATAAATTCCATTCCCGCCCAACTTCACAAAAAATACAGAAACAAAAAACTAAATGATGATGAGGTAGAAATATTGAATTATTACTATTATAAACATTTTATCCTTCTTAACAGTGCATTAAGTCGTCAATGGAGGCTAATTGAGAGCTTCAAAATATTGCTTAGACATTTAGAAACAAACTGCCCTGACAATTCAAACATACAACAATATCGAGATCTGGTTTTTTCACAGTTAACCTATATAGAGTGCACATATATATTCTTAATTGCTTTAGGTGGAAAGGATAATATTGAACTCAGGAAGCACATGCTGAGTAGTTCAATGTATAACAGTTGCTCACCCATTAAACTTTCAGAAATACATATGATAATGTTTAAGGAGTTTTGGGGCATGAATTTATCTAGAACAGAAAGCAACCAAGCATTCCCAATTAATAAAGCAACAATCAAAAATATTAAGAAAAAGGAAAGTGATATTCAGAAGAAATTAGCAACCATGAATCGACACAAAATCAAAAGCGAACAAGAACCGGCAAGTGAAGCTGAAACACAATTGAAAACAGCATGAAACTGAAGATTAATTATCGAGGGGCATTTTCGCCCCTTAAATATAAAAATCATGACTATCCTTTCTGTAAATAAATATATCTTGCATAATCGTATGGGGTTATAAATTTATCACTACAATATTCTATGTAGTCAGCCCACCATTGCACCATTAGACGACGTTCATCTAGATGTTTAGAAGTATGAATATAAGCCGCGCGTACATTATTACGCTCTGTATGGCTTAACTGTCGTTCAATCGCGTCATCGCTCCATAACCCTGACTCGCCCATTGCACCACGCGCCATAGTTCTAAATCCGTGCCCACAAACTTCCGTTTTAGTATCGTAGCCCATCGCTCTCAATGCACTGTTTACCGTATTTTCACTCATAACCTTAGTTGCATCGTGATCCCCCGGAAACAGTAGTTCTTTATCACCACTAATCTGCTTAAGCTGCTCTAACAAAACCATCGCCTGCCGACTGAGAGGAACGATATGCTCCTCTTTCATCTTCATGCCACGGTACGAATAACGCACGCCTTTGATTTCTTCTCGTTTTGCTGGAACACGCCACAGAGATTTATCGAAGTCGAACTCATCCCAACGGGCAAAACGTAACTCACTTGAACGTACAAAAGTTAATAAGGAAAGCTCGACCGCGATCCTTGTCATTACCCGGCCACGATATGCAGCAAGACGGGCAAGAAATTCAGGGAAACGACTAGAAGGTAGAGCTGGGTAATGCCGTGCTTTGGTAGTCGATAACGCACCGGCCATGTCACTGGCTGGATTAGAGTCGATGTAATCGTTCTGTACGGCATAACGCATAATAGCCGTGACGCGCTGTTGCAGGCGCTGAGCGACGTCGTGTTTACCACTGGCATCAACTTTTTTAATCGGGGCTAATAGGTGGCTGGTTTTGAGCTGGCGAATGTCGGACGAACCGATATGAGGGAAGATATAAAGCTCAAGATAGCGTAGAACGCGCGATCGATGGTCTTCACTCCAGCGCTTGTTACTGGAATGCCATTCACGAGCGATAGTTTCGAAAGTATATGCCCCCGAATTCTCGGCCTGAGTTTCTTTCTGTTCGGCTTTAGGGTCAATGCCCTGCACTAGCAACTTTTTAGCTTCATCGCGCTTTGCTCTTGCCTGAGCAAGCGTCACTGTAGGCCAAACACCAAAAGCGAGGCGATCCTCTTTTTTGTCAGAGGGGCGTCTGTATTTCATGCGCCAGTATTTAGAACCTTTGGCTGAAACCTCAAGATACAAACCGCCGCCATCGGCCATTTTGTAGGTTTTGTCTTTTGGCTTTGCGGTCTCGACCTGTCTGGCGTTGAGCTTCATTTGGGGGCACATTTCTAATCGAAGTTAAGATGCCCCCAATTATGCCCCCAATGACATCCGGATTTCAACGGACAACCTCGGACGACACAGGACGTAAAAATCGCTTCAAGCATTGATTTTTAAAGGATAATTGGACTTTCTCGGATGGTCTTGGAAGTACTAATGGTGCCGAAGGCCGGACTCGAACCGGCACGTATTTCTACGGTTGATTTTGAATCAACTGCGTCTACCGATTTCGCCACTCCGGCACGGAAGGGATGCGGAAAACGTTGGGATTATACCTGTCAGGGGCCGCCATGCAAGCAGCGCTCTTGCGCCGTCCTGTCGAGTGCTGAAAATTTCAGCATAACGCATCCTCCTTTCTCCATCCTTTCCTTCTTCTTCCCGCTCACAAATTCATCAAAACAATCATTTGCAGGTTTACATCACCTTTCATTTGTTATGTGATCCCGTAACGGGCTTCACTACCCATGCGGCTCGCCCTCTCCTCCCCTGACAGGACAACAT